TTCCATCACTCTCATAATTTTCTTTGCGGTTTCATATCTCAATTCAGTGCTGCCATTTAACGTACGATAATACGTTGAGGTTGGTAGCCCTGCCTTGATGAATACTTTATGCAAAGGAATATTAAATTCCTTATGCTTTTCCTGTATGGTATGCCAATAACTTTGTATCATACTGCTCTTATGCAGCAGTCAATCAAGCCAGTCAAGTTTATCCATCTCTACATACCCATCGCCATTACAATTTTTGCATGACCTCAATGGTATGTCATCGTTTAGGCTGGCGTATACAACTACGCCAGTACCATCACACTCAGGACAATCATTGAATTTAGCTGCAACTTCAGTATGGAATTGTGTCATCTAAATCTCCTGTGTTTTGATTATCCTCCCATGCTTTAGTTGCACGTTCAAGAAATTTCTTACGAACAAACTTAGGGTTTGATTTCTCCAGTGCATTAGCAATGTCAATCAGATGTGAAGGCCAAGCAACCATTGGGCCCATTAGATCTGCTATAAATTCATAGTGCTGCCGTGTCATCGGCGGTGTTTTAATTGTATTCTTCATCTGGCTTTGCCTCCCATTTAAGCTGCTTGTTGTTGTCAAAGTGCAATGTAATATAATCATCATTGCCTTTGGTGTCAGTTACTTTGAGTTCAAGTGCAGTAAATTCTTTAAAGATCTTACGCACTTGTGTAATCTTACTTGCATTCATAATAGTTATATTCATTTTATAATCTCCTCTATATCTGTTACGGAATAGTCTCTGTGTACTGACTTAATGTAACCAGTACAGTCTAACCCATCATCTGCTACACGACAGAATGCAATTCTCTTTGCATGCTTTTCATTGTTTGCAATTACTTTGACTGTAAATCCTTCTTCGTAATGCATAGATACTATGTAGTTATTTAATCCATTTCCTGACATTATTATCTCCCTGTTCCTCTTACTTGGTACTCTGCTTTAAGACTGTATCGACCTGCATCATGCGTGTCGTTCCATTGACTGCAAAAATCCACAGCCTCCTCTTCAGTAAAGAAGGCGTGTGTCTCACTTCCTATTTCGTTTTTGAAATAGTAATTCTTACGACCAGCATGTGGTTCTAAACCATTAGGCCAGTCGCTGTTGTCTTTCCACCATGTGCGTTGAAAGCAATCGTATACTTCTATCATTGCTCGTCCTCCTGTTTGTGATTTGTTACAATAAAGTTTTTGATTTGCATTAGTGATATGATTGAAAACGGATTGCTTTCTTTAGTTTCTTTAGCAAGCTCACAATCATTATCTTCTATGTACTTGTCAGCTAGCATACCTGATGCAACGATCTGTTTGTATACAGTGTTAAATAAATAATCTAACGCCTCGTAATCTGGCGTGTTAAACATTGGTTCATTTTCCATTTGATTCCTCATTTTGTTTTCCATTTCTATTCAGTATGTTAGCACTAGCACACGCGCAGTGCAAACAATTCCTTGGCGTGTCTTCTAAAAGTACACACCAATAAAAAGGGCAAGGCCAAGGGTAATACCCATGACCAAGCCTAAGATTATATCTTTTATCAAAGCGTAATACCTAGCGATGCTAGATCTTGCGCTGTCTCTGCATCTATCTCTGTCGGTGCGCCATCTGGTGCTACGTTAGAGTTAGTAACAGTTGTATATACCTCCTCGTTCTCTGCTTGATATGCAAGTTGCGCATCATCTAGCTGAGCTTGAAGAAACTCTACGTTGTATTGGTCAGCCTTGGCTTGAGCCAATGATGCTTGGTAGTTATTCTCTGTGATCTCATCATGTGTGCCTAGCTCTGGCGTACCAGATCTACGTCTTGCCCAATGTGATACCCAACCTTTTTGCTGGTCGAGCCTACGTTCTTGTCTTGGTATCCAATACTCCAAGAAACGTATCTCTTGTTGTAGCTTCATCTTACGCAAAAAGGTCATGCTATCCGCTTGATACCAACCATCCTTGTCGGATATTGTAGGTCTGTTGTTGAATAGTTCTGTATTGTTTACATATGTTTCAGTCATTGTTGTGATTAAATTAGTCATTGTATATATCCTCTATATATTACTGTTTCTTATATCTCTGGCCAGCACCGAAGACTGATGATAGTCAAGGGCGCAAGCCAAAGGGAACCCTTGACTATTGTCAGTCATCGGGGCAGGCGAATTTCTTATATCTTTATACTATTACTATCTCTTGTTCTTCTATTACGAAGAAATGATCTAGCTCGTGCATCTGATCAAGCGCATCGGCTATACCTTGAGCCTTATCAAATGATTCGTATGTAGCTATTTCTTCTAGCTCGATAGTTGATCTACCTTCTTTGTATGGTAATCTATTTAATGTATACATTGTCTTTCCTCTTATATTAATACTCACACAAGACCACCTTGTGGATATGCCAATACATATGCACGGAAAATACTGTCAGTCATTGAGATTAAGCAAAGCGACCATTTTTCTAAAAGAAAAATTGATAATCTCATTACCTCTCACGCGCAAATGAACTCTTGTGAATGAGCATGAGGGGTTGACGGACTGTATTTTATGTTGCGAAGCGAGGCAGAATCCGCACGGAGGTTCATGTGTGTGTATGTTAATACATTTGATCTGCGAATAAGGATGCTACTAGGACTCTGTTCTCGTTGGACAACATGAAGTGTAGCCAACTTGCTGAAGGCAAGTTGCCATGTAATGTTGTTCACCGAAGAACATAGTTCAAGCATCCTTGTAGAGCCGATCAAACGGCTAGTGTTCAGCGCAGAAGAAGAGATAAGCACCGCGATCAGGATAGAAGCCCGAAGGGCGGAGACTTTAGGCTCCGTTCACGATAGCCTGTTAATCGCCCAACATCTGTTTTGTGCGTTGACAAAGAGTATAATTGATGTGCTAAACATGGGGGGAGAGAGGGAGAGGGGGGCTACAATTGGAGATAATATGAGCAACATCACACAAAGAAAACTAACAGATAAACAGACTGCATTGGTTGAAGCGTATGTAGCAAATGGTGGTAATCTTACTCAGGCCAGTCAAGAAGCTGGATACGCTGAAGGCGACAGCGGAAGAGTAACTGCACAGAAGAGTATGAAGCTAGCCCATGTGCAACAGTACATGATGGAAGTGGTGGCGAAGGAGTTTAGCAGACATGCTCCTGCGGCTGTACACCAGTTGGCAGGGCTATCTAGGAAGGCTAAGAGTGAGTACGTACAGCTAGAAGCTAGCAAGGATTTACTAGACAGGGCAGGGTTTAAACCGATAGATAGATCTCAGGTGCAATTGGCAGGGGACATCAAGGTGTCAATAGACTTAGGATAAGGGGGTGGGGGGTCAAAACTCTCGGGTACTAAGTTATGTTACGTCCCTCACTCACATGATTACTAAAAAAAGCTTGAAAAAATATTTGGATTAAAAAGGGTTTTGTAAATGAGTAGATTTGGTGATAAGGTTCCAGAGACGTTTGATAACAGTGCTGATAATTCTACAGCTAAGAAGGCGTTAAAGAGTAGTGGATATACAAAGGAGACTGAGTGATGTGTGGTGCTATGAGTAAGCTAAGTAAGGATATAGTTAAGGTGACAAAGAAGGAAGATAAGCCTGAGTCTAGTGAGTTACCTTCTTTATCAGTAGATAGTAAAATAAAGCGTGTGTCTTCTGGTGATGCAGCAAAAGATGTTAAGAAGCCTAGGGGTCAAGCGGCTAGGTCACTCTTAATGCCTACATAGAATAAGGAGATTAAATGATGTGTGGTGGTAGTAAGACTACTTCTGTATCAGCAATGACTGAAAAGTTTTATCAGGCTGGCAAGAAAGACTATGGTGACTTACCTTCCCTAGCAGTGGGTGATAAGGTTAAGCGCACTGAGGATGGTATGGCTGACATACCTAAGAAGAAAAAGAAGGACGTTAACAAGTCGGTTGCTAATACAGCTAGATCATTGTTAATGCCGTATGCAAAATGAGTAAGACTCCAGCATGGACACGTAAAGCAGGGAAGAATCCCAAGGGTGGTCTTAATGAAGAAGGTCGAAGAAGCTATAAGGGTGGCACGCTTAAACGTCCTGTTAAGTCTGGAGATAACCCAAGGAGAGCTTCTTTCTTAGCACGAATGGGTGGTATGAAGGGGCCAGAGCGTGACTCTAAGGGTAAACCAACTAGACTTCTTCTTAGCCTAAAGGCATGGGGAGCATCGTCAAAAGCTGACGCTAAGTCAAAAGCAGCAGCCATTAGTAAAAGGAATAAAAAGAATGCCTGATAGAAAACGCGAAGGCCAAAATTTTAAGGCTCGTACATTATTAAAAAAAATACAAAAAGAATTAAAGAATACAAAAGGCTATGAAAGTAGATCAATGTTTACAGGTGATTTTACTACAATAAAAGGTAAAAGAGTTGAAAGGCTTGTGTCTACAAGAAAAGTTGCCAGTGTTATTGCTGCTGGGTTTGATGCTGCTAAAAGAAAAATTAAAGGCGAAGAAAGCCGTAAGTCTTTATTGCTTAAAGAAAAGAAAATAAAGCATATGATTGGTGACTTAAAAGCTATTGATAGCAAGGTTTATATTACTGACAAGGGCGAAAAAGATAGCAAAGGCAAAACTGTTAAAGGAAGAATGTTTGACACAAGAACAAATGCTTCTCCGCAAACAGTTAAAAATTCTAGACGTAGTGAGCGCGAAAGGATGAAGTAATGGCTAATGGATTATATGCAAACATGAATGCACGTAAGAAAAAGGGAACAAGTAGATCTAAGAAAAACTCTACTATCAGCGACAAGGCTTACAAAAATATGAAAGCTGGCTTCCCTAAGAAGAAAACTTTATTGAAAAAGGATAAATAATGGCTTGGACATTTAAAAATGGTGACCCATATGTGGGTGACACACACGAATTAGCTGGCAATACTTACTCTGGAAAGACGCGTACTCGCGATTCTAAGCCTCTGCTAGAGGTAAAAGAGGCAGCAAAGCCTAAGAAAGAACGAAAAACTAGAGCGACACCTTTTAAAAAGGAAAAGTAACTGTGAGTTTTCTCAATACATTGCAGCCTAAAGAGCGCGATACACTACGTAGGGTGGTGCGCATAGTACATATGAAGCATCATCCTAAAGATTTTCAGACAGATCACGAAGCTGACAAGATTATTGAGGCTATTGGCCCCGAAATTGCAGCAAGAATGATTAAAGTTGGCATAGATAATAAGATATTAGATAAGTGATAGATTTTAAATACAGGCCAGATGGCGAAGTTGTTAAGGCGTTTATGAAAGACGATACATTCTTCCGTGGCATTCGTGGGCCTGTTGGTTCTGGCAAGTCAGTGTCTTGTTGCGTAGAAATTTTTAGACGCGCATTAGCGCAGAAGCCTAATAAACAAGGGATACGCCGCAGCAGATGGGCAATAATCCGTAATACAAACCCACAGTTAAAGACCACAACCATAAAAACTTGGCTTGATTGGTTCCCAGAGGAACAATGGGGCAAGTTTACTTGGTCAGTTCCCTATACACATATGATTAAAAAAGGCGATCTGGAGCTTGAAGTCCTCTTCTTAGCACTTGATAGGCCAGAAGATGTTAAGAAATTGCTATCTTTAGAGCTTACAGGCGTATGGGTTAACGAAGCTAGAGAAATTCCTAAGTCAATTATTGATGCATGTACCATGCGTGTAGGTCGTTTCCCTTCTATGCGCGATGGTGGAGCTAGTTGGACAGGCGTTATCTGTGATACCAACGCTCCAGAAGAGGATCATTGGTGGCCTATCATGTCTGGCGAAGTGCCAGTGCCTGATCATATCCCCAGAGAACAAGCAAAAATGCTAGTAAAACCTGACAACTGGTCGTTTTATACCCAACCTAGTGGTATGATCGAGAAGTTTGACGAAGATGGCGAGATAGATGACTACGTTCCTAACGATGTAGCAGAGAACAGGGAGTATATGCGTCAGGATTACTACCCTAATTTGATACGCGGTAAGACAAAAAGCTGGATTGACGTATACGTTATGAACAAATTAGGCTCTATCCAAGAGGGTAAACCTATCTATCAGATGTTTGCTAGCGATATGCACGTAGCAAAAGAAGAAATACCTATCGCTGCTGGGCTTCCCTTATACATTGGTATAGATTTTGGGCTTACACCTGCTGCTACAATGGGGCAAAAGGTACGTGGTAGGTGGCTAATACAGCAAGAAATCGTTGCATTTGACATGGGTATCGTTAGATTTGCAGAGGTTTTACGCCAAGAGATAGCTACTAGGTTCTCAACTTGTTCGGAGGTATTTATATATGGCGACCCTGCTGGTGATTTCCGCGCTCAGACTGATGAATCAACGCCCTTTCACATACTGCGTGGTGCTGGTTTGCGTGCTTTCCCTGCTCCGTCTAATTCTGTTGATCTAAGATTAGAGAGTGTTGCGTCCCAATTACAGAAAATGACAGAAGGAAAGCCAGCATTTCTTATAGATCCGCGCTGTCAGCAGCTAATAAAAGGCTTTGAAGGTGGGTATCAGTACAGACGTATGGAGGTTTCTGGCGAAAGATACGCAGATAAGCCTGATAAAAATATGTTTTCGCACGTACATGATGCGCTACAGTACCAAATGTTAGGTGCTGGAGAGGGTAGAGCCTTAATAAACAACCAGAAACCAGCCTCTGCAACAGTGGCAAAGGGCAGTTTTAATGTATTTGACAACCGAAAGAAGCCACAGCGTAGACAAGGATTGTGGTCAAGACTCTAAATTGTGCATTGAAAACTTTTCTTTTCTATGCCAACCAATGTAAAACAACCAAGGAGAATAATATGTGTGGTGGCGGTAGCAGAAGAAGCCAAGCTGATATAGATCGCGAGGCGAAAGAAGCAGCGGATGCTCGTATAGCAGCAGAAGATGCGAAACGTAAAGAAGCTGAAGCAAAAGCAGAAAAGAAACGCGAAGACATTGGTGAAGCAGTAGAGTCACGCGCTGAAAGTAAAGCTATGCGTGGCGGTACAGGTCGCCGTTCTTTATTTAGAGCAGGTGGCGGTGGATTCTTAGATCGGTTTAGTTAATGGAAAAAGTTGCCAAGCAGTACATACAAAAGTATGAGAAAGCCAAGTCCTTTCGCGAGAACTGGGTTCCGTTGTTCGAGGAGTGCTATGAGTATGCACTACCTCAACGTGAGAGTTTTTACGCTGAAACTGCTGGGCAAAGACGCGATGATCGCATATTTGACGAGACTGCGGTGGTGGGTGTTCAAGAGTTTGCTAGTCGCCTCCAGTCTGGGCTTGTACCTAATTTTGCTAGGTGGGCTGATCTCATGGCTGGTAGTGAGGTTCCTCCAAATCAGCGTGAATCTGTTGATAACGAGCTTGACGAGGTAACAGAATACGTTTTTGAGATACTACAAAACTCTAATTTTAGCCAAGAAGTACACGAATCCTTCATGGATTTAGCTGTTGGTACTGGGGTTTTGTGCGTAGAAGAGGGCGATGCTCTTAATCCTGTTAACTTTTCTGCGATACCATTGCCTCATGTGGTGCTAGATACTGGCCCTGATGATAGAATTGATCATGTTTTCCGTGAGCGTAAGGGTGTAAAGTACGATCACTTAGAAATGATGTACCCAAATGGTACATTAGACCCTAAAGTTATGAATTATATGGGGTCAGATAAGACAACAACTGTACTAGAAGTTGTGTGCCGTGACTACTCTGCAAAGAATCAGGAAGCATATCTAAGTTATGCGTTCTGTATGACTACGAATACTGTGTTAAACTACAAACAAATGGTAGGTAATGGATCAAATCCATTTATTTGCTTCCGTTGGTCTAAATGCGCAGGTGAAGTATACGGACGTGGCCCATTAATTAACGCATTATCTGCTATAAAAACTACAAATCTTACCATTGAAATGATACTTGAGAATGCACAGATGGCTATCTCTGGTGTATACCAAATGGAAGATGATGGCGTAATAAACCCAGATACAATACAGTTAGTCCCAGGATCTATCATACCAAAAGCTATGGGTTCCAGCGGATTACAGCCTATAAACTCAGCAGGTAGCTTTGATGTAGCCCAGTTAGTGCTAGGTGATATGCGTCAAAACATTAAACGTGCGCTATATAACGATATGTTGGGCAATCCAGACAAGACACCAGCGTCAGCAACAGAAGTAGCAGAGCGCATGGCAGACCTTTCTAGGCGTATGGGTGCTGCTTTTGGTAGGTTACAAGCTGAATTAGTACAACCTGTACTACAGCGCGTTATTTACATCCTTAAAAAGCAAGGACGCATAGATGTACCAACAGTAAATGGACGTGAAGTTAAGATACGTTCTGTATCTCCGCTAGCTCAAGCGCAATCTAACCAAGATATTTCTAGTGTTGGTAGGTTCTTAGAGATGGTTGCTGGTACATTTGGGCCAGAGATGTTGCAGCTACTAATTGATGGTGAGCAAACAGCTATACATCTAGCTAAAAAGTTTGGTGTACCTGAAAGCTTGATTCGAGATGAAGAACAGCGTAAACAAATAGCTGCATTAGCGCAACAAATGGCGCAACAACAAGCGCAACAACAACAGGGTGAGATGGTTGAGCAACAAGGTTAATATTGGAGTCGATGGTTATCAGCGAGCAGTAAGTCAAGATCTGCAGATAAGCCAGAATATTGCTGAAATATTTACTACCCCTGCTGGTGAGGCTGTCTTAAAGTATTTGCGCTCCATTACTATTGAAATGGTACATGGGCCTAATGTGACTACAGAAGAACTGCGGCATCACGAAGGTCAACGATACGTTGTTGGCCTAGTTGAACGCCGCATATCACATGCACATAGGAGTAAAAACAAATGAATGACATCCCAACAGAGTCAGAACAATCAACACATGGGGAAACTGCGGAGCGTGACTTTGTAGTTGCTGAAGATACAGCACCAGCTAGACCAGAATGGTTGCCTGAGAAGTACAATAGTGGCGAAGATTTAGCCAAAGCGTATAAAGAACTAGAGTCTAAGCTAGGCACAAAGGAAGAAGATCTGCGTGCTAAGTTCCAAGAAGAGTATGATTCTACAAAAAATGCTGATCGACCTGCATCTGCTGGCGAATATGCACTACCAGACTTTGTTAATGACGAAGAAGCTGTAGACAATGAGCTACTCAAATGGTGGGCTGAACAATCATTTGACAATGGATTTGGACAAGATAAGTTCGAAAAAGGTATTGAGATGTATCTTCAGACGATGGATGGTTCTGCTCCTGACCTCGATGCTGAAGCTGCAAAACTGGGGGAAAACTCTGATCAGCGGATTGAAGCGGCATCGATGTTCGCTACTAAGTTTTTCCCCAAAGAAACTATGCCAGCAATAGAGCGTTTATTTGAAACGCATGAGGGTATTATAGCTATGGAGGCTATACAAGAAGCTATGAAAGATGGTTCCTTTACTGGAGATGCAACACCTGCGGCTGGAATAAGTGAAGACAGTCTAAAGGAAATGATGCAAGACCCGAGGTATTGGAGTAAGAATGACCCTGCATTTGTTCGGCAAGTAGAGGCTGGCTTTAAGAAGCTTTATGGAAGCTAAGATAATAAAGCGTGGTAACTTTTACCTAACACCTTTTACTAAAGATCATGTTGAAGAGGTTATTGCTAACCTAGCACCAGAAAATGTCAGGGAGATAAATCTCCTTGGCTATCATAATGTCAGAGAATGCATTGAAGAGATGATGAAATACTCTGATTGTTACTTAGTACGCAAAGAAGGTGAAGTATTTACTGCTATATCTGGCCTTTGGTACGAAGATGGTAGAGAAACACCGCAGTTTTTTGCAATGTTTTCTAAGAATATTAAGAAAAACTTTACATCTATAGCGCGTGGATCACGTATGTTAGTTACATTTTTTGATAGAACACAGGACGAAATGTGTATGCGTATATTGAGTGATCACCAGTTTATGTTGGACTGGGCAGCATGGCTAGGATTTGAAGCAATAGGTGTAACTGAGTTTAATTCTAATCATTATGTTGATTTTGTGCGTTGCATTTCACCACAAAAAAGTGCTTATAGTGAAACATCACGGCCCGTGATGCACTGAAAGGCCCATTTGGATACCCTTGTCGATGTGAAGGAACGGATACCCGAGTAACCGAAACTTTATATTTAGGAAAGAAAAATGGCTAATACAATCGACCAAGCTTTTATTAAGCAGTTCGAAACTGAAGTCCACATGGCGTATCAACGCATGGGTTCTAAGCTTCGCAACACAGTACGTTCAACAAATGTATCTGCATCAGTGGCAAGATTCCAGAAAATCGGAACAGGCACAGCGTCAACCAAAGCGCGTAACGGAGATGTTACAGCGATGGAACTAGCGCACACTAACGTAGAAGTCACAATGGCTGACTACTACGCAGCGGAATACATTGATAAGTTGGACGAATTAAAGATCAACATCAATGAGCGTCAAGTTGTAGCTCAATCTGCTGCTGCTGCATTAGGCCGCAAAACAGATGAGTTAATTACAGCAGCTATGGATGCTGGTGCAAACTCAACGCAAATCGCTGACACAGCAGGTGCATTAGTTAAAGGTGACCTACTAACATTGTTTGAAACAATGGGTACAGCTGACATTCCAGAAGACGGACAGCGTTATATTGCTATGTCTCCAGCTGGATACACTGACTTGTTCAACATCAACGAGTTCGCATCAAGTGACTATGTTGGGCCACAAAGCCTACCATTTGCTGGTGGTATGACAATGAAAGAGTTCTTAGGATTTAAGATCTTCTCAACGTCTGCTGTAGCTGGTGGTAAGAACTTTGCTTACCATACATCATCAGTTGGTATCGGTATTAACTCTGATGTTCAAACAGAGCTTAACTATGTACCGCAAAAGGTTGCACACCTAGCAACATCAATGATGTCAATGGGTTCAGTAGTAATCGACAACAATGGCGTTTACGAAGTTCTTGACAACAACTAATATTTTAGGGGGCTTCGGCCCCCTTTAACTCCAATATATAGGTTGAAGAAATGCCAGCAAATACACCAATAAAAGTATGTTCACGCGCTTCCGTCCTTATGGGCGGTTCTCCTATTTCATCCTTTGATGAAGGTACAGCCGAGGCTGATGTAGTTGACGCAATGTACGAAGACATAGCAAGAGCAGCGTTAACAAGTACACGCTGGAGATTTGCAACTAACCAACAAGTATTAAATAGATTAGCTGCTGCGCCTACAAGTAGATATGATGCTGCATACCAAATGCCATCAGATCTTCTTATGCTTAGTGCAGTAACAGTTAACGATGATCCAATTATATATGACACATATGGCGATAAGATATACTGCGATACATCAACCAATGAAGTTGTTGTAGCAGATTACATATACCGCGCTACTGAGGCCACATGGCCTTCATACTTTACACTTGCTGTAGAGTTTCAAGTGGCTGCAATGCTGTCAATATCTATAGCTAGGGATGCTTCTTTAGGTAGTATGATGGATCAACAAGCTGAAAGACAGATGATAAAAGCTAGACGACTTGACTCGCAGCAGCAAACAACGCGCAAGTTAATGACATCAAGGTTTATAGCACAAAGGCGTAGCTAATGCAGAAGGTAAGAATCCCACAGAATAGCTTTCAGTACGGAGAAATAAGTGACAATACTGTAATGAGGACTGATAGTCCTATCTATGCTGCGTCTGCACAAAGCCTAGAAAATATGATTGTATTGCCAGAAGGTGCTGTAAAGAAACGACATGGTGCTAAGTTTCATTACAAAAATACACAAACCAATAAGGAGTTGTACTTAGCTCCATTTATATTTGACGATAACGAAGAGTATATAATTGGTATTGGTGAAGCATACATACTGTGCTGGAGAATTACTGCTAATAATAATTTAAGTTTAGTAGCTACGATTACACAAGACACACAAAGCAATGTGCTGCCGTTTGATAAAGACTACATACATCAATACAATACTGCGCAATATGGTGACGTTATGTTTATATGTCACCCATTGTTTGCGCCACGTATGCTTACAAGAACAAGCCTTACAACATTTGAGGTTAGTGTATTTAGTTTCGATACAAGCTATGACAATAAAGATACATATCAACCATACAGTGTGTTTCATAGCACTAACCAAACATTAACAGTAAGTTCATATACTGAAGGTAGCGGTAGAACATTAACCGCTAGCTCCGCTTACTTTGATACAACAGGAAAACATAACAATGTTGTATTGAGATATGGTGGTAATGAAATAAGAATAGATTCAGTAACATCATCAACGATTGCTACTGGTACTGTAATAAGAGAATTATCTACTAGGCTTACAGTCTCTAACCCATTGCGCACTAGAGATGGGTCAAATGTTATTGAGGTTACGCATATAGGTCATGGGTTAACAGGTGGTGCTACTATTGTAGTTGCAGATGCTGTAGCTGTTGGTGGTATTAATGCAAGTAATATCAATGGAACTAAATCAATATTATCAATTATAGACGAAAATACATACAGTATTGTTTCTAGCACTACCGCAAATGCTTCTGAAGATGGTGGTGGTTTTGTTAAAATAAGCTCGAACGCAACGACTACAATATGGGACGAGCAATCTTTCTCTGCATTACGTGGGTATCCAGCTGCTGTTACATTCCATGAAAATAGGCTATGTTTTGCTGGCACAATAGCTGAACCTGATACAATATTTATGAGTCAGCTAGGTGAGTTCTTTAACTACGATGTTGGCGAAGGTGCTGATACTGACGCTATAAACTTGGTTGCGGCTACAGGTGATGTAAATGAAATAAGATATATGAGGTCAAATCGTGACCTACAGATCTTTACGCTATCAGATGAGTTATATGTACCAACATATCTTAACCAAGCTATTACACCTACAAATGCACAGATAAGAAAGCAAACACCATTTGGTACTGAGTTTGTATTACCTACGTCTATTGATGGTGCTACTATATTTGTTGAGCGTGGTGGTAGAGCAGTACGCGAATACATATACTCTGATGCAGAAGATGCTTACATATCTACAGGTGTATCTACAGTTGCAAGTCATACAATAGTTAACCCAGTTGATATAGCAGTAGTGCATTCTGGATTTAAAACTCAAGAATCTTATGCAGCTTTAGTTATGGGCAATGGTGACATGGCATTGTTTAGTTCTAACAGGGCGGAAAAACGTGCAGCTTGGACAAGAGTTACAACGCAAGGCGACTTCTTAGCAACTGCGTCTGTAGGTGATAGGTTATTTTATTATGCAAAAGATATAAATAATAACTATGTATTGTCAGAGTTTGTAGACGACATAGGCTTAGATAACTATTTATACGTTGCGTATGGTAGTGGCACAGTAGATGTAAGTAGTTTGTATTCTAGCGGTACAGTAGATGTTATTGGTTACGATGGTACAGATAAGGTTTACTTAGGCGAGTTTACTGTAAGCGGTGGTAATATTACTATGACAGCGCACAGTAGCTATACACATTTCTATGTAGGTAAAAAGTTTACATCTAAAGTAATTACTAATCCTGTAGATACTGTGGCTGCAAATGGGCCAGTTACAGGCGATGTAAGGGGTATAAGTACAGTTGTACTTAATATGAAAGACTCTACATCTGTTAAAGTAAATAATAGGACTATCAATAATATTACTGGATTTACAGGCAATAAAGAGGTTAGGCTTTTAGGATATGGTAGAAACCCACAAGTTACTATCGAGCAAGTTGATCCCATGCCATTACAAATTAATGGTTTAATATCGGAGTTGATTACATAATGGCTTTTTTTCAATTACTTAGCGCTGGAATATCAGCATATGCCTCAATACAGGCAGGTAAGGCTAAAGAAGATGCAGCTAGAATGGATGCATTTAACACTGAGACTGAACGTGAACAGGGTGAAGTGTTAGCACTGCAACAAGCAGCGCAACGCAGATACGAGTACGATATTGCAACAAAAACAAATGTAGCAATGTTTGCAGCCAGTGGTCGTGACATAGGATCAGATAGATCAGTTGAAGCATTCTTAGAAAAACAAAAAGAAATAGCCGCTGAAGATCTAAGCAGATTATCACAACAAAGAAACATGGAGGCTAGCGCAAGAACTAGAGAGGCTATGGCTCTACGCCGCGCTGGTAAAAATGCTAAACGTGCTTCTTTGCTACAGGCCGCTGGAACTGTGGCGCAAGGTATACACGATTATCAAAAAACTAAAACATAGGAATAAAACATGGCTGTTATAAGACAACAAACACAAGTTTTTAATAAGCCAGTTGGCGTGCGCAGAATAAACACAGGCGAAGCTGAGTTGTGGGAACAAGTAGCCGCACAAGCAAATGAGTTTAGCAATCGTGCTTTTAAAAGTGCAGCTGTAGAAGCAAATAAAATTGGTGCGGAAAAAGCTATGTCATTGTCTTCTAGTGACATTGTTGCGTTAGACCCAAAAACAAATCAACCAAAAGTATATCAACCACCAGAAGAATATGGACAAATTGCAGCAAGTTCATTTCAAGAAATAATTAATGCACGCTTTGAAGAATCTGTTGACAAAGAGTTAGCTGCGCAAGGCGCACACTATGCAAAATTTGCAAGAAATGCAGACCATTATAATGAATTAATTAGTAGTCATGTTGCTAGCATGATTAACGCAGATGGAGAAGATACTTACTTTAGTCGTTATATAAATGAGTCTGGTACAGCTTATGCGTCTAAAACATATACTTCTATGAAAGCAGAAGAAATAGAAAATAGTAGAAAATCTATTTTGTTAAATGATCTTACTGTTGGCTATAATCATATGGCTTCAATTAAAGAAGCTGTAACAAGCGGTACAACTTCACATCTTGATGTGTTAGAAAATTTAGATATAGAAAGAGCGCGTAGCGAAAGATTAAAAAATACTGGCGGTCTTACATTTCCACAATACACACAAAGAATGGAGAAAATAGACAGCTTACAATTGTTATCAGCGCACACATCTTTAGCACAACAATACGCAGAGTTTGATAGCGTGCAACAAAAAGAATTTCTTAGCTTATTAAGTAAACCAGAAACTATACAAAATTTTGAATTAAGACAATTAACTATAGATGCACTGTTAGATACTAAACCAGAAACATTAGCTAATGCATTAGAAAATTCTAGCGTTAGAACAGAAGAATATATAGAAACTGCAAAAGATAATTATACAACATTATTAATTCCAAAATTAAGTTCAGTAACAACAGTTGAGCAAATAAATGAATTAGTAAAAGGTGTACCTGTTGATACAAGGGCTGCAGTTAAAGAAGGTTTATTAACACATTATATATCTATGAAAATAGATTTTGCTTCAGATGATGAAGAAAAGATAAACAACCTTCAACTTGAATTAAATAAACCAAATCCAGATGTAGTTAGTTTAACTGCATTGCTTGACCAACATCAAATACAAAGAAACGAACTATTTGAAAATACAGGCGAGTTAGCACAATTTATTATAGATATGGATGTTAAAGGTAGGGGTGATTTAGTAAAATATTTAACAACTAAAGCTACATTTATAAGAACAAGAGATTCTTTAGTTATAGATAAAGTAGAAAAACAAATACAAAATAATTTAAGAAACATGGCTACATCACAAGACCCTGTAAATGATTATACTAAATTTCAAAAAGCAATATTAAATGGTAAATTTAAAGATCAACAATCAAAGCTAGATTCTTTAGGTACTATATTTGGTCATACTATGAATAGGTTAGCAAGGCAAAGAGGTGTGTCTTATAATGAATTAATAAAAATTAAAGGTATGCTTGAAAATCCAACTCTACACGATGAGGCTGCATTATCTGATGATGGTAAATATGTACTTACAGCTTACAGAAATGCATTTGATGACATACCAACAGTGGTAAATAGATCCATACAAGCAAGACTAAATGATATAAAACGTGAAATTGATACAAATTTAACCAATAAAAGATTAAACATTATTGGTATTACAATGGAAGGCCAAGGCCAAGTACCAGAAGACGATCTTAAATTTTATCAAGATCAAGTTTATGGTGAAAATTTATTAATAAATTCTAGTAATATAAAAATGTATGAAGAGTTATTTCAAGAGCTTGGTAATAATAATATGTTTCCAGCTGTAAAAACTTATTTTGAAAATGTAGTAAACTCACAAAATGAAGATGATATAAATACAGCAGCAGGTTTGTGGTCACAATATACAAATGCACAAACAACATCTGCTGGAACACCATATGTAGGTGATAGATTAAAGAATAAAATTAGCAAAGGTGCTTACAACAAATTAGCAGCTGCCCATTATACAGCAAAAAAAGAAGGCATACTTCCTTCTACAGCAATGTTTGAACTTAATGCGTATGAAGGAAATGTTGAGCAAGATATATTAATTGATTTGTCAAAAGATAATAAAAAATACAAAAACTTAATTCGTTATTTTGATGATAAAAATATGAGTGCAAATTACAAAGCGCAAATAATAGCTGGTTTAAAAATGGCTAAAGCTAGAGGAAACATTATAACAGATGAATATGTTAATGAATATATACAAGATTATACAAAAGACATAAGCGCAAAAGCAGATTCTAATGTTATTGCACCAACTATAGATGGAGCAGTTGAGTATGCTATATCTTCACATATAAGCAAAACTGACTTTTTAGAATCAGTTGGCAATCTTACAGATGCTTTAATTGCTAGTAATCCAGACAGCCCATTGCTAGGAGAAACGACAACTTTTGATCAAGTCAAACAAGGATTTAGAGATATACTTGGTATGAATGCTGGTTTGTTAGTTGGCACAGTTTTGGAGTCAATGGGATTTCAAGAAGGTTCTTATGATGCATCTGCAAATTTATATAACCAAGAAAGAGTTAGGCAAGGCTATGATACTTTAATTGCGTCTATTGTTTGGAAACCTGACACAGTTTCTTTTGCAAATGGACAACCTAAATATATAGCAGGTTTTATAAATGATTTTGATAGATGGGAAGAAATACCTATAAACGGAGAGCAATACACTTTAATTCCGTCAGATGAAGAAGGAAAAGCTAAAGATAGATTTGTTACATATCAACAACATGGTAGCGCATTAATGAGTCCTGATTTATCTGTAAGGTCAAAATCTTTTATTGAAGTTTTAGCATCGCGTGAATTTTTTAAAAGCTATGAACAGCTTAAACTTCTTGATGAATATCCACAACTTTTGCAGGTTTACACAGAAGAGCAAATTAAAGAAATATTTGATGCAAGAAAAGAATTATCTTATGGGGACAATAACTGATGGCAGATATAGAAATTCCATTAGCACCAGTATATTCTCAGACTCAAGGTAAACCAAGAGACATAACAAAAACAAGTTATGGGCAAGCATTTAACGCACAATCACGTAGACTTTTTTCTGCGCCTTTACAGCAATTAAAATTTTACACAAGTGATACACCTTACGATCCAGATTCAAATGATAGAATTGAAACATATATTGAAAATAACGATCTTTATTCACAAGACGCACAATATTTAAGAGCGTATGGAATAGGCAGCGAAGAAAACTTTTTGTCAGCATTAGATTATATTAGCAGAAAAAATAGAGATAAAGAATCTATGAACAATGCTTCTACTTTAACTGCATTTGTAAGTGATCCATTGCTACCAGTTACAATAGCTACACCATATGTTGCTGTAAATTTATCAAGAGCAACAGGATATGCTTTATATAAAGGTGGCCTTAAAGGTAGCTTAAAGCAAGTTGCTAGAGCAAATGCACTGCTAACAGGCAAAAGGTATACAGGTAAAGAGCTATCAAAAATAGCTGCATTAGATGCTGCGGTAACAAGTGGTGCATATAATATAACAACAGCATTTACAGATATAGGCGTAAACCCTGATGAAGTAGATGATATTATGTTTGCTGCTTCTCTTAGCACTATGGCTGATACAGCAATCTCAAGTGCATTTGGCTATGGTCTTGGAAAATATATTGAACGTCCACGAAATGGAAAAGTAAGAGTTAGAAATTATAGTACAAAATATAAACAATTTTTAAATAGTGTAAATTCAAGGCCAACAAAAGATGGAACTCCATTATCATACACTGGAAAATGGTTTAATGAATCTTGGTTTGGAAAAATGATACCAAGCCCACTAAAAGCAACTGTTACAGATAAAGATATACCAGATAAATATACTGAAGAAATGTTATTACTTGGTGGTTCTAATGGATTACCATTAGTTGCAAATCAAATGGGTAAAAGTGTTGGTAATTCTGTGTTTATAAATGCTGGTCGCAGACAAGGCGAATGGTACAAAGCTATGGAAGTAGTTGATAATGGCTATAGAGAAGTAAGCCCTAGAGGAAAACCAGAAGTTCTTAATGTAAATCTTGCAGGGCCAATTGAAAGTGTAAGAAAAAGAATTGGTATGAGTGCTTTTCCTCCGTCTGAATGGCAAAGCCATATTGGTCAATTAATTATGGATGATGTTCCATACGACAAAGTATCTCCACAAGAAGCGCAAGCTATGCAAGCTGTAAGAGGGTATTTTGAGCCATTTGGTAAAGAGCTTGAAGAAATAGGTTTAATAAATAAACGTGATGTATTTGAAGAATCTTACAATAAAGATTTAGGTAGAGCGTTTGAGGTAATAAGCGTTACTAATAAAATAATTGATCAAAATAAAAGATGGATGTCTTCTGAAATAGATGCAATGCAAGCTATTATAGATAAGCAAAAAGTAATACAAAGATCAATTATTGCACAAGAAAGTAATAGAGGTTTAACATCTAAGCAAGTTAAATTAAAAGCTGATGTGCAAGATACAATAACAAAATACCAAGATCAGATTGATAATTTTAACAAACAATTTGACACAATTAATAATGCTAAATCTATAGAAGAATTACAATTAGCGCATAGTAAATTAAATTTAACAAAAAAAATGGAAAAAGGTTTAGTTGATTTAAATACAGCAATTAAAGAAATAAGAGCAAAAATAGACAATGCAGCTGAAGTTATTAAATTTAATGACAAGAAAACTGCAAAAACTAAATATGATTTACCTAGAATATTTAATAGAAAAAAAATACACAAAGATAGAGATGGATTTAGAAACGCTCTTATAGAGGCATATAAAAAAGATCCTACTGTAATTAGTAAAGATGCTAATGGTTTTTATATTATGCAAAAACTAGCAACTGATCCAGATTCATTGTATCGTAGAGCAGAAGAAACAATTGAAAACATTATGGAGGAAACAGAAGAAGATGCCATTGACGCTATTTTTACTGGTTATGGTCGCAGCGGTCCTCTTGTCTCTAGAAGACTAAGTATACCTAATAAAGATATAAAAAATTATTTAGTTACTGACGTTAAAGAACTTATGATTAACTATGGTGCAAGAGTTGCGCCAAAACTAGAATATCACAAAGCTAATTTAAATCCTGATAATGGCAAACTTATGACATTAGAGGAAAAAATTAATAGATTACGCAATGATATGAAAAAAGATAATGTTCCTCCTAAAAAAATAAATAAGTTTATAAAAAATTATGTGCATACATATGATAGAGTAGTTGGAGCTGCATTAAAACGACCTGATGCTTGGGATACAAAAATAGCAGATTCGCTTAGAACAGCAACAAGCTGGACGTTTCTTGGTGGTTCTGGTGTAGCAGCATTTGGTGACGCTGCATCTATATTTATGGATCATGAGTTAAATGTGTTAGGTCGTACAGTTATAGGGTTAATGGATGATGTTAAATGGGGCGTTGGTGCAAACGAATTAAAATTAGCTGGTGAAGCTTTAGAGTTAAAACAAGGAACTACACACTTAAGGTTAATGGAAAGTTTATCTAATAATATGTTTAATAAAACAGTACCTGATAAATTAAACAATGCATTTTTTGTAGCAAATGGACTTGGCCCTGTAACTGTAGGTATGAAAATATTAGACAGTATAGTCCGCGGTCATACAATTATTGAGTCATCAATTAGATTAACAAAAAATCAAGCTTCAGATTTTGAAAAAGAATTTTTAGCTAGGTATAATATAACTCCAGCAATGGCAAAACGTATAAGCAAAATGCCATATCAAAGATCTAAAGGTGGTGACTTGATACAGCCAAACACTGAAGCGTGGACTGACGTAGAGGCAGTAACTGAATTTAGAAACGCACTTAGATCGGGTGTAATGAATAGAGTTATCATGGGTGGTCCAGAAGATAAACCTATTACTATGGATGGTGTAGCATATATACCAGATCATATAGCTAGAACTTTGCCATACTATGATAAAATGCCAAAAGATTCTAGAGTCCCAGGATATGTTAGATTTGAATCTGGCTTCTTAGCATTACCATTTACTTTTTATAGTTTTGTGGTTGGTGCATTAAACAAAATTACAGGTAATATGGCAGCTGGTGCTGTAAGAAATAAAACGGCTCATATAGCTGTAGCAATGATACTTGGATATAGTATTACAAAATTCCGCACACCTGACTGGGCTTGGGAAAAAATGGATATAGAAGATAAAGTAATGAGATCTTTTGATATGTCAGGTATAGCTGCACTACAAAGCGATATGCTTTATAGAACGCTATCAATGGCACATGAGTTTGGTTTTGATAGTGGTTTTCCAATACAGCCAAAATATAGCGGTGGATACGATCCATTAGGTGCAGCAGTAAGTGTAGGTGGCGCACCAGCAGATTGGACATTGGAAATGATGCGATCAATAAAGCTTATGATTGAAGGTGATGTAGGAGATGGCGCAAAGAAATTTGTAAATATGCTTCCTCTTATAGAAACAGTAGCTACAGGTGATGTAATTAAAGACACGATGAAAGATATTGTAGGGCAATTACCTAACAGGCCATAAATTGTGTAAATATTTTGTGCGTTGCGCTTCTGTGCAATCAATGGAAAAAAGAACACAGAGGTGACACATGACAATAA